TGCCTGTAATAATTCTATCAACTCTTGTGCCGAGCTCTAAAACCTCATCTGAAACAACTGGCTCAAAATATAGACAAGTTCCAGTAGTTCTTTGTTTTTGGTTTTTACCGTCTACATACTTAAAGTAAGGAGCACCCTTTTTCTTGGCATTATATATCTTAGACTTGCTTACAAAAAATACAGTAGTATTTTCACACTTTAATGCAAACCCTGTTTGTCTAGCTAGTCTTTGTAGCAGCTGCCAGTCTGTTTCTCCAGATTGTGAGACGTTATCTCTTAATCTAGGGTGTCTTTGAGTGACCGTAGCTAAGCCGTGGCGAGCGCACACCTTAGAAACGACCTGATCTGCTGTAACATTCTTAAAAATCTTTTGAGCACCATTCTTTAGCACGTAGGATGCAGACACACATATGATACGTACCATGTGGGTTTTCATATCAGTTACCGGACGTATTTTATAAATGTACCCATTAAACTTGCTTTTATTAGCTCCACTAGAATAGCTAAATACCACGGGATCTCCAGAAACAAAGTTGGTCAAATCACTCTCTGGCTTACCTTTAAAGGTTAGGACAAGCACATCGTGGGCCTCAACAACTTGATAAAGCTCAGCACCCATTAATATCATTTCGTGCTTTGGTGTAGATGGAAAGTACGCCTTATAATCAGACCAACGAGCAGTTGACTCCCAGGTATAGTTTTGAGTAAAGGTAAAGTTATTACGATCATCTTGTGACATACGGCACCCTTATAACTGTTCCTGGCTCTATTGAGAAGGGGTCTGTTATTTCTGGATTTATTTCCATAATCTTCCACCAGTATCCCGGAATACCTAAATATTTATCGGACAAGGCAGCAAGAGAATCTCCATACTTCCAGGTATAGTTTATGTAAGAAGAGGTAACTTCATCAGATTCTGCTTTAAAAACAGCAATGTCATATTGCTTGGTTTTTGAGTTATAGATCTGGGCAAGTTTTCCATCATAATATCTAGATAGTCTATTTATGTTAGGCATTATGTTCTAGGTGGCTCCTCTCCAGCTTTAAGGTCTTTAGCAATCTTTTCTGAGTAGGCTGCAATGACTGCAGGGTCTGTTTCTCCGGTAATTGGGTAACGAGTAAACGATACAGACATTGTTGAAAACATAGGCACCATTTCTTCATTAAAAATTAGGTGATTTACAGAAATACTGTTTATAGAGCCTTTATACCTAAGGTTTTCGTGAAATCTTATCCACACAGGGGTTCCAGTTATATATCCAAAATCTGAAGTTACAGCTGGTTTGCCGTTTACTGTATAGGTAAGAAGACCATTTATGCTTGGTCTTGGGCTTCCATTCAATACCCGGTATAAGAACTCTATGTCGTACTCCGTGCCTCTGTTTAGTAGTCCGGCAACTTGTTCTGCGGTAAGTCTTCTGGGGTATCCATCGGTTTCAACACCATTACGACGTAGTTCAGTCATGTCTGCAATTCTGTTTAAATACAGCATAAAGTTAACAACGGTATTTCCACCAATATAGTTTGCAGGATCTTTAGAGCTTAGCATCCAGTCTACAGACATATCTGCACCGGTAGAATACTCAATAGTTTGGGGGTTATATATAAATCTAAAACCCCAAGGCTTTTTATCGTCATTGTTGGTGTTTAGGGCTATAGCACTATCTTTATCCTGAAATATAGTTCCAAGACGTCCTCTAGCTGTTGAGTCTAAGTAACGCTGTTCAGCTCGTTGTCTAGCCTTTTCCGTAGAGGAGTTAGCAAAACGCTTAGCCTCAGACAAAGAATAATAAAGTTTTTGAGATAAAGAGACGTCTCGAGTAATTCTATGGTTAGGTGGGTTTATTCTTTCGTCTTGTGGGTACTCCTGCACCGTAACAGAGGGTGTCGGAACATTTGGGGCGTCTTCTGAAGCCTTTACGCACTGATATGCTTCTTGAAGAGCTTTTCTTCCAATATCAGAATAAGGTCGTTTAGTAGCAGTAGATGGCTCAAATCCTAATAGCCGTTTACTTAGCTGTGTGCCATTTACGTCTCTTGTTATTAAATATACGTCATATCCAAATTTGTTATTTTTAGTGGTCTGAGCATAGGTAACTACTACCCATTCTTTTTTACACTCATTCCACTGGGTGTATCCCTGACCTTGTTCAGTCACGTCATTTTTTACTTCATTTGGTTTATTTGGCTCTGATTGTGCCTCGGTAAACTTAATTGAAGGAATCTTTTTTCCTGCTTTTATATTTACGGTATAATAATTAGGGCTAGAGTTTACGTTTGAGTTTGGAACAGTCTGTGCTTTAAACTTAGGGGTACCTGAAGCACTTTTTACTTTAGCTGTAACAATAAGCTCAAACCTATTGTCTTGATATGTGTTCCAACCCTTAACTTTTAGTTTGTCAGCATTATCGTCTACCCATTGCTTAAAAACTGTTCCATCACCACCAGCAATATTAACGCCTTGGCTATCCTCTAGTGGATTAAGGCCGAGTATATCGCTCTGCAAAAAGAACTGCAAAACATACTTGACTGGATGCTTATAGTTAACTAGCTTGCTATCTGTAGTAATCTCAATCCAACCACCTTGAGATCCTTGCTGGTCTTCTGCGGTTGGGTTTAAGTTTTCTACAATCTTTTCGTAAGCTTTAATTGTGTAATATACGGGTAGCGGAGCAGCCATTAGTATCCACCAATTCCTTTAATCTCTAGTTCCTTTTCAATACCCTCTTTAAAGGTACGCAAAAGCCTCTGAGCTTCACCTGGCCCAGAATTGGCAAGAGTTACCTGCATATTTACCTTTATGTTTACATTTGAGTTTGAAGATACGCTTCTAGCTCCAGGGCTGTGACTAGTCTCTGTTGGTGCCACATGAGCCATGTTAAATCCGCCAGCTGTTTCTGGACCGCCACCAATTCCTGCTTTAGTGGCAACTCTATCGGCATCATCTAAGAATTTAGTAAACGCCCCATTATTGTAAGCAGACCAAGCCTCCCACTTTTTACCCTTGCTGCTTTTTACCCAGGCAGCTTCTATGTTAAATTTAGGGTCTCTAAGCTTTTTAGCATTTCTCCATGGATCAGATGAGCCTTTTCCATCATGATTTTGCCAATTCTTTAAAGATCTAATCTGGAAGATTCCGTAGCTTGGGCCCCACTTCTTATCCTGTAGATCTACGTCTCCTATAGCTGATGGCCTTCCTCCGGATTCAGCAAGAGCAACTGCAAAAGCGGTTCTTAGGGATTTACCTCTAAACCCTTGTGCATGTAGGGCCTGCATGAGAGCCTGTCGGCTTCCTCCATAAATGCCTTTTTCGTTTCCATGACCCTCGTCATAGTTTTGGTTTAATATCTTTCCAAATTTGGGGTCGTTTGGATTTATATGCTTAGATAGCTCTGAATAGCTCGTAGGACTAAAGTTTAATCCAGCAATAATATCTGAGACGCTAGCACTGTTATATTGACCTAGCGTTTTCTTTGTTATATCGTGCTTTCTTGCATTAAAGTTAAACTTGTCATCTCCAGCATCAGAGTACGCAAAATTTGTTCCAAAAAGCCTGTTAGAAGTTCTTTTTAAGAAGTTAAGTCCTGAGGTTACTTTGCCCTTTATAAAGCTAAATGCTTTTCCAAATAGTCCTTGAGGATCTTTTCTTCCTTGAGCTCCAACTCCACCATTTGCTCTTACCTCAAAGTGAAGGTGTGGACCTGTAGAGGTTCCTGCTCCTTGAGCACCCTTCTTACCTCCAGATAGTGCAATCTGCTGTCCAGCAACAACTTTTTCGCCCTTATTAACTAAGATTTTACTTAAGTGAGCATAAAGAGTAGATCTTGATCCGTGTCTAATAATCACATAGTTTCCGTATTGTCTGTGCAATCCGGTTTCAGTTACTACGCCAGCTCCGGCGGCAACAATTGGCGTACCTACCTTTACCGCGTAGTCAATACCTGTGTGGTTTCTAGATATCTGTGGGTTTTTTGAATTGTCTCTTGGACCAAAACCTGAAGTTACTCGTGTTCCTGGAGGAACTGGCATTTGCAAGACCATGTTGTCTTGTCCACCACCCATTCCTCCACAGTTATGGGAGCCTATATTTCCGTGAGCGCAGTCTCCTCCACCTTGACCATAAGGATTGACTACTCCAGCGCCTGTGCCTACAACTGAGCCCGCTAAAGCACCGTAAGGTCCTGCAGCAATTCCTCCAGTTACTCCTCCTTGTAGAGCATCAAAAGCTACGTTTCCACCTCTACGAAGCCAGCTAGGTACATTAGCTTTATTTAAAAATCCTTGAAGTTTTTCCATCCCATAATACGCACCAGCAGCTAATGCAGCTCTACCACCTCTTTTTAACAGTGATCCTTTGCTAAACATTGCGCCAGTTGCTCCAGCACCAACCGCACTAAGTCCGGCTCCAGCGGCTAACCGGCTGGCTCCTGCAGTAAGTGCAGCGGGCACTGCGCTTTTACCCATCATCATACGAAGCATTCCAAATTGAAGGGCTGCTGATCCCATACCCATTATCGAGCTTCCCATACCCGCTAGTGTTGCACCGGTATTTCCCGCTCCAGGAAGGGTTTGTAAAAATCCTTTTAGTCCCATAAATGCTTGAGTCAACCCATCAGTTGCTTCTGCTAAACTACTAAAACCATTGTTTACAGCAGTGGTTGCGCTAAGTGCGGTGTTATATCCGCCAACTAATCCTTTTTCTGTTGCCTGTAGTTTCCTAGCTTCACTGGTGTTATAGTTAAAGAGTTTTCGTATTGGACTTTCTTTTCCTACACCCATTACATCTAATGATCTTTGAGCATTTCCTAAATCTTTTTTACTTAATGGTGAGTCTTTTTTGGCACGAGCAATAATACCCATCTGCAAAATAGACATAAGATTAGAATCACCACCAGCGATCATTGATATCGTCTGATATCCCTTTGATCCTGGGTTTAAAACCATAGCTGCTTGCTCTGGGGTTATTTTTCGTCCACCGTACAAGAAACGATAAGTTTCATTAATTAATTGGTTTGGCGGACGTAGATTTCCCTTAGAGTCACGAGCTTGCACACCAATACGTAAGAAACGCATAGCATTAATACCCGCCATGCCTTGAGCCATCTGCTCATTTGTTCCGCCAGTTATTGCGCTTAGTCCGCCTAGTTGGGACATTACGTTTCTAGAGCTTAGGCTAGTTGCAGTGTATCCACCACCGTACAACATGTTCATTTGAGCCATAGTTGGGCCCATAGCGCTTGTTGCGCCGTTACCTACTCTAGCATTTGAACGAAGTATTACTTGACGTGCATTTAGTCCACTGATGCCAGCAACGGTGTCAGCAGACATTCTTTGGGTAACAGCGGCCATTGTATTGGGCGCCATTCCCATAAACATTTTTGTTCCGCCATAGGCAGCTCCAGCGGCTAGTAAACCACCAACAACTGCCTTATTTGGCATAGCACCAAGACCAACTTTTCCTGATCCGGCGCTAGATCCGCCCCCAGCTTTGAGGGCTTCTTGCATGTTTTTCTTAATATCTTCCGTTACTTTACGGAATTCTTTAATAAGTTTTAAGTCCTGCTGCAGTCCTTTTTCCATGGACTTAAAGAACTTATCAACACTTTGTGATGAAAAGGGATTCTCATCATCACTAGCTGAAAAGATCTGCTGAGTTGCCATGTTTACTTAACCATTCTTGGTCTGCTCGAGGCTTTGTTAAGCCAGTTGACTCTTTCTCTTACGCTTAAATTCATTAACTCTGTTAGTGTCCATCCAGGATAGAACTGAGATAAAAGATCTATGGCTTCTACCAAGATCTCATAACTTATTTCATTCCTGAAACAAATCCGCTAGGGTTAGCGGTAGCGACACCTCCTGGCCGCAGTTTGGGCAAGGTTTACTTATTTCACTAAGTTGTGGTCCAGGGTTACGATTAGAGATCTCTTTAAGAATGTCACGTCTATCTTTAATGCTAAGCCTTAGTACCTCTGATTGATTTAACAAGGGCTTATCATTAATACTAAGGATGCAGTTTTTTAATACAACGGAGTCCAATTCAGCTGCAGTCTTGTTAGTAGAGGCTACTAATGCTTTTTGTGTAAATCCTGTAGGAAGCTTTACTCGAACTTCTCCAGCCTTACATGGCACAGTAAACTCGACATCTTCTATATTAAGTTTTTTTACTTCTACATCTGTATCTAGGTCTATTTGAATCTTTTGAGGTTCAACACATGCCTGACAAATGTTTCCTTCTAGGTTAACTTCATTTCCAAAGGTTAACTTGCGAATTGCTAGCAGGAGAAGTTCTCTATCTCCTGCCAGCAACGCGTCAAGTAGGTCTTTTTCAGTGGGTTTATTTCCCAACTTGACTACAGCACGCTCTAGGATTAACATTAGGGCTTTTGCAGGGTCATTTAGACGTGCAATAGCTTCTTCATCTGCTCCATTAAGCTCACGTATTTCGGCTGTCGTTATACGCTCTTCAAATGGAACATCTAATCCAACTGCTAGCTCCACTATCGGATTGGCTGGGTTTCTAATCTCAGCCCTTACCGGTGTAGCTGCTTTTTCTTGTTCTGCTAATGCAACAGCTTCTGATGCAAGCTTATTAGCAAGACCAGGGTTATCTGCCGCAGCAATTGTCGTTTCTGTAGTCATGTAGTTCACCTATTTCTTTTTAGTTATACGCTGAGTAGATCTGGGGCGTCTTCTGCTGTCTTGTATCCTGTAGCAAATGAGACGTCAAATCCTTCGTGGACAAGTGTCATTTCTTCAACCATTAGCGAGCTTCCGCCTGCGTCAAGGTTGCTGTATGCAAGGCTTGTAACCCATGCATTATATACGCGGAAGCGCATAGCAGTATGCTGGTTTTTTGCCTCAGCTACAGTAGCTGTTGAATCAGATCCTGAAACGCCCTTTGGATTTGGGTGACTTAGTACTGAGATATCCACTGTGCAGCGGAACTCAGTTCCAACTCCAGCTACTCCCTGTGCGCCAGTTAGTACTGAAAATAGTCTCTTCATCCATATGGCGTGTTCGCTTTGACCCAAAGCAATGCCCTTTGAAAGGGTGATTGGGGTAAACGAGCTTTGACCAGGAATCTGATGCATGTTTGTGTTGTAGCCGCCTTCACGGTAGCTAATTGCTTCGGTAGCAACGCTTAGACCAGAAACAGAGACAAATCCCATGCTTCCAAACTTTGGTCCTATGGTAGCGTTCTTACCGTCATTGAGGGTAAAGTTAACTAAGAACTTAAAATTACGGAACGGATCCGTCTGTAAAGTACTTAGCTCGAATAGATTAGCCATTAGTATTTATCTCCTTACGCAGTGGCGTTTCCGGTAATTTGACCAAGCTTGATAACAATGAACTCAGATGGGTATTGCAGCGCAACTCCCACCTCAATGTTAACTCGGCCGTTCTGTATGTCTGCAAATGATGTGGTAGTAGCATCTACTTTTACATAGAAAGCCTGTTGAGGGCTAGCTCCACGCAGACCGCCTTGCTGCCAGTAACCACGTAGGAACGTAGATAGGGCCACAGATAGTCTGTTCCACAAAATTGAATCGTTGTTCTCAAACACTGCAAAAGAGCTTCGATCTTCAAGCTCTTTCTTGATGTAGATAAGAGAACGACGGATGTTGATGTATCGGTCGTTTGTAGTATTGTTCATGGTACGACCGCCCATAACAACAATGCCAGCGCCAGGAACCTGACGAATAGCGTTTATTGGTTCAGTTCCAGTGTTTAGTGCATCTAGCTCAGCATTTGTCAACAGTCTTTGAGTATTAACTGCAAGCGCTAGGCGAGTTGTAAATCCAGCTGGAGTTTTAAATACACCCTTAGATGCATCTGTAGCTAGATACTGTCCAACCATAATTGCTCCAGGAGCTTGATTACGAAGTGCAGATCTGGATGCCTTTAGTGAATCTGGAATCTGTACCCATGGGTAGTACATTGCAGCAACTCCACCATCAGAGTTAGCAGCGTACTTAGCCTTAAGGTCTGATGCGTAAGTTTTTGCTTCAGCAACAGTTAGGCCTTGAGGAAGATCTACAACAGCAAATGCATCTCCACGACCTTGTGCGTAAGCTACCGCAGCAGCACTAAGATCTAGTGAGAATGTTCTTTCTGCACCAGTACCTGAAGTGGTATACACATATGCAGCTGCAGGGATATTAATAACTAGTGGACTAGTAATTGGATCTAAAGAGTTTAGACCTGAAGTGTAGTCGTTTAGGGCTGGTTGAGAGCCGTTTGAACCACCAGCTAAAGCAACGAGTCCAGAAATATCTGGCATATCATCTGGTGCTACTGTAGGTGATTGCTCATCTACCGCTACTAGATATGCTGAGTCTGCATTGATTGCTGTAACTGCGTAACGAGGATCTGTTGAATCCATGCTTAGATCTGTGAAGGTTTCAAGAACATTAGATGTTGCAACTCCAGAAATTGTAGGAGCACCGTACACAGTTAGGTTAAAGCGAGTATCTGTTCCAGCAGCAGTTACAGATACTGCAAGGCTATTTGCCCAGGTACCAGCACTTTTTGCTGTAAGAGTTAATGTGTCTTGAGGGGTTTGAGCTCTATCTGTAAGAGTTACATTCGCTGCCGCAGCACCGCTTCCAGTAATTCTCTTAACGTATAGTTGACGGCCGCCATTTGCAAAGAAATTGTAGGCAGCCCAGGTTGTTGGGTAAGCGTCATTCAATGAACCAAAAGTCTTGGTAAATTCTGACCAAGAGCTTACTAGTACCGGTGCAGATGTTGGACCCTGATTTAGAGCGCCAACAAAAGCTCCAATAGCAGAACCGCCTTCGCCAAGCTCAATAGCTTGTGGAAGCTCCACTTCTTGAATAAACACGCCTGGTCTACTGTATGTAGCCATTCGATATTCTCCTTAATCGTTAGTTTACTTGGGGGACCGTATTGTTATGAGTTTATGACCGTAAATGGGGTATTTTGATAAGTGAACGATATGTTTGGGTTTTGGGTTACTTGGTACTGCAACTGCTCGAGAGGGTACGGAAGAATTTCCGAACTTATTCTTACAGTGTAGACGTTATTGAACAGACGTTTTCCGTCCTGATCTGTGGCGTCTCTTTTGGCGAAGCTCAGTAGGTCTAGACGACGAATTGTGTTGTCTTCTTCGACTACTACCCCTCCAAATCTAAATGGAAGCCGATCTGTTTTAAACAGTTCAGCCATTATTTGTCGATCGTGCCTTGGTTGACGAGACCACGTCGATACTTGATAATCTAAATCTATAGGTATTGGAAAATAGGTTCTATATTCTTGATTTGGGTTTGCTCCTTCAGGGGTATAAGTTAAAACTACATCTCCCCTGTGCTCTCTTTCTTTTCCAACATTTACAGCTATAAGATCTATAGTTATATATGGATAAGACTGATGTCTAATTTCTTTATCTGGTTGACCAAACCACACTCCAACAGGACGAGTAGGGTTTCCACTATCTGCAACAGTTATGCCAGATAGCTTTGCCTTTAAGGCTTTGTCTTCATTCATGATAAATGGCATTAGATCCACCCAGCCTTCCGCATTGCGCTACCAATATGTCGAGAAAGATCGGTGTCCTTACTTCCAGCTAAAAACTGGCGAACTACCGGAGATGGTGGTGTATCTTGAGTTCCATACTCCATAGCTTCAATTCGACTAGCGTGCTGTTTTGGGTAGGTTACTCCAAATCCTTTATTTTCTGGAACGACAGTCAAATGTCTTCCGGCATGGCTAGGCCACCCCGCGTCATACGCACGACGACGGAGTTTTGCTGTTAGTTGCTTTGCTGTTTTCTGCTGACCCTGAGATACTGTTTTTACGATGAAGTGTTCTAACGACGCCATTTAGAAGCAAGAGCAGCGGTGGTTAACAAGTAACCAGCCACAAAGCCTTTAACGGCTTTCTTTCTTCCTTCTTCTGGTGTAAAACCAGTGATGCCTTTGACAAACTCAATTTTGTCAGCATCAGTTTCTTGACGGGCTAGCCGTTTGGCTAATAGTATCATCGTAAAAATCCTCCATAGAGGTTGCAGGGTAAATCAGCAGGGTTCCGGGTTTCCCCGGCGTCAAGTCCAAGGATAAATGAAAAAGCCCCCGTATAGGGGGCTAAATCATTACTTCTTTTTCTTCTTTTTCTCTCGTTTTTCCTCAGCTTTTTCGCCCTTTTTGCCTTCCTTCTTTTCGTGGGCTTTTTCCTTCTTTTCTATCCCCTTGATAATCTTCTTATCGATAGATATGTCTTTACGCATAGTTTTGGGGTCGGCTTTTTTGCCATGAGCTTTATCTTTTTTCTCAAACTCTTCTTTTTGTTCTTCATCAAGATTTCGAGTAAGATAGGCATCAACTGGTTCGTCTTTAGACTTGACGTATTTGCCCTTCATCATTTTAGCTTTAGGCTTCTTCATTTTGACCCTTTCCACAGGCGCAGTTGCCACACTTGCATTGTTCTTTCGCTAGAGGTAGGTCTGTCACTTCTTCTCTTTCTTTTTAGCCGCTTTTTTCTTAGTTTTAGCAAACTTTTTGTTAGCGGCGGCAAGGGTTTTCATGCCATGCTTGTCTTTTGGTTTCATACATCCGCAGGTAGCACACATAGTTACATACCCTTTCTGTTCTTGAGAGCCTTAAAGTCGGCTCCTGTAATCTTTCCTTTAGGGTTTACAGCACCGGCAATCTTCTTTTGCTTTGGAGATAGGGTTTTCTTTCCTGCCTTGCCCTTACCGTATCCGGCTTGTCCCTTTTTCTTTCCACAACCACAGACAGCGCACATATTTATTTACCTTTTTTCTTTTTAGGGGCCGGAACCTTGTCTTTTCCCTTACCTTCCGGCACACAGTTGGGGACCTTTTTACCACCTTGACTTTTAAATCCTACCTGAACATAGCCGTCCCAGCATGGATTGTTTTTTGCCATTTTATGGTCCTTCCCAGTCATATTGATCCTTAGGACCAAATGGACTATATGTTGAGTATTGTTGAAACTGAGGATCATTAATAAGTTCTTCAGGGTTTACCTGAACGCAGTCTATAGTAAAAAGGGTATAGTCATCAGTAATAATACCTTTTGGATAAAGCTGCTTTATAGAGAAAACTTCATTTCTAAAGACTATTCGATCTCGCAGATAAGCATCTGGGTTAGTAGGCATGCTGCGTAGTTCTGGGATAACTAAAGCTTCTCCGCCTGTACGCTTGTTACCTTCAATGATGTCCATGTTGAGAGTTACACGCAAAATATCGGCGTTATAGAGACCTCGGTCATTTTGAGGGGCAGCACCCTGATATAGGGCAGCATTAATTGTTGGAATGTGATGTGGTCCATGCCATCTTCTTCCGCCACCGTCAGATCCAACATCATAAATTGGGTCTATGAGAGTGTTTTCCTCATCATATAGCCACCACTCAATAATGTATCCGACTGTACGGACCACTTCTCGTGTGGTGCCAGAAATGATTGAGCCACGTTCGTGGTTAATATCAAAACGTCCCAACCTTCTTTCACCACGCATTTAAATTAGTCCTTCTTCTCAGGATTTGTAAAGGTTCCATCCTCGTTATCGATAGCTCCTACAAATACAGGTGATCCTGCTTCATAAAGGTCGGTAACGTCTACAATTTTAGGTTCACTTAAAAAGATAGCGGCAAGTCTTGAATCAGTATGAAGAACGTCTACAACTTCTCCATCAATTACAAAAGCTATCTTAATAGGCGGTATGTTTGCTTTATCTACTGTTTCTGCCATTAGATTTCTTCCTTATAGATTTTGTCGGATACTGCTTCCCACTTGTGTAGGGGGCAGGATGCATTTGGTAGCTTAGTCTTTAGCTTCATTATGCAGCCGCACTCCTTACATTGGGTTGTTGCTTTTATAAACTTTTCACAGCCTTTGCAGATTTCTAGTCTCTTTACGGCTATGTCGCTTTCTACCCGGCCTATGTTTTTATTAAACAAATCCCAGGGACGTGCTGGTCTATCGCTCATTTGTGCTCCTATATAGTGGCTAAGAAGTTATCGGCTGTAGAGCCTTGACTTCCCGTAGATGGAGTCTTAATTATACCAACAGAAGTTCCCTTAGTAGGGTTTGAGGCTGTGTGGGTAAGGGTGGCGCCAAGTTGGCTTCCACCAAGGTTTGCTGAGGAATACGCATATGCAGATATGGCATTTCCTCCAGTCTGTACGTACACTGACCCTACAGTTGTAAACCCAGAGGTATTATCAGAGATTGTAGATGATGCTGAGCTAACTACAGAGCCAGAGACAGAGCTTAGTAGCACTAACTCAGTCTTATAATTAGTAATTGGATTTGAAATAGTTCTAGTACCCGTATAGCATGAGCGAGTAATTGTTGTTGTAGAAGAAGTATATGCATAGTACGTGGTTACTACTGGGTTCTGAGTATATCCCGTACAGTAGTTATAGGTAGTAACTGATGGGCTGCCGACAAGAGCAGTATAACAATAGTAGTTTGTATAACTAAATGGGACTTCTCCAGTTCCCTTACAGTAGTTAGTTACATATGTTCCTGGGCCGATATATGTATATCCGCCGCTAGATGTAGTTACCTTACAGCAGACAAATCCACCTGCAGGACATGACCCACAGTTAGAGCAGCTTACTTGCTGAACGGATGCGCCAGCTGGTGCAACTCCAAAACAGCTTCCACCATCATTTAGTTCATAGTAAATGCTTCCGGTATTTTGCGTATAACATCCAAATGGCTGTCCATTAAATGATCCGTATACTTGTCCACCAGGGCATTGGTAACTTCCGTTATCGACAGGAAGACCGCAACCTGGTGCTAAAAGAGCAGTCATATAGTCGCTTCCATAGCAAGCGTTTCCACCGCAATAGCTGCTATTTACTGTTTCAGTAAACGGCCCAGAACCACAGTTTCCACCAAGACTAGAGCAGTTAGAGCCTTGAAATACGTCTGTTTTTCCACCAGTACAGGATTGGGTTCCACCAGAAGTAGAGGAAGAACACGAACAACTTCCAGCAGGACATCCGCTTTGATTTGAACCGCAACCAGCATTACAGGTTTGTCCGCCACCGCTTGTGCTGCTAAAAGGTCCTGCACATCTATTTGGATAGTCGCTGCATGAAGAGTTTGAACATTGTACGTACCCACCATTGCAGTTGCTGGAGGAGCTTTCAGATACTCCTGAGCAACAACTTCCTGAAGGACTACATCCAGATCCGTTACATGATGCCAAGTTTTGATCACATACTGTAGATGTAGAGCTTGTTGTAACGGTAGTGTAACGAGGGACTGCAGCCCACCATGATCCGGCGCTGCTTACCCAAAATGCTGGACCAACTCCACCTGATACATCCGCTTGAACTTTTACGTCCGTGTTTCCAAGATTTGCAGAGACTATTGGATAATTGCTTGCTGAATCATCGCTCTGTGCTTGATTAGAGGCGTTAATGCGCCAGTTTCCTGAGGTAGCATTCCAAGCCTGTCCGCTATCTGCAGTGCCTAAACCAGCAGCGGTTGATGCCCTATTAAATGCGTCTTGAATTTTAGAAGCAAACCACTGCTTCCATTGTCCGCCAACCTTTACATACGCTGAAGTGACGGTACGCCAAGTACCGCCTACTTTTATGTATAGACCGGTTGCGGATCTCCAGATACCGCCATTTTTAATAGAACCTGGCATTTGTTAGTCCTATACGTACTGCAGCCAGACGTCTCCATCAGATCCTTGACCAGATGTTGGAGCACTTGTGGATACCGTCATATTTCTAACTGCGGTCAAGCTAGTGCTTGAAGAGGTCATAGATCCATTAGTTTTTGATACTGCGCCAATAGATTCTGCGGTTATACCTAAAGCAGCAATGTTTACCTGGGGACTTCCAAATGCTTCCCAGGAGTTATTTGTTCCATTCCATCTTTTAATTGCCATTAGTTAACTCCATATACGGTTGCAGTTCCGCCAGCAAAGGTGCCGGTTGAGGTTGCTAAATTAATTGTTGTTAATGCGGTAGTTTGACTATACCCACCTGCAGCAGTTACAGAGGCTAAAGCATTAGAGGAGTTTACGTATACTCCCTCTATTCTTGAAAATTTAGGAGTAAGTGCCTGGCTCTCCTGTATGGTTATTACTATAAGGTTGTTACCGCCAGCTTTTACAGAACTAATTGTGTGTAGAGCTGATCCGCCAAGATAGTTGGCTCCGGTAGAGTCAGCATTTAATCTGACAAGTATGTCTCCGTTTGTAGATAGCTGTACGTTTTTTAGTACTAGGCATACGTCTTTATAAGAGTTTGGGACTGTAAGAGACACAGAGGCTGTTGATAATGTGGTTTCAGATATAGTGTTTTTTCCAGCATTATTCTGTACATCAGAATCTATCCAGATATCTCCTGGGGCAGGAGTTGTTGGAGTTGTGCCTCCAATAAATACTCGTGCTCCGGAGGCAGCGTCTGTAAATTGTATTGGGCCTTGAGGCTGGCCATTATTAGTTATAGCCACAGTAGCCCCTAAATCTCAGAGCCGAAAGCTTGAAAGGTTAGGTTAGCTGTAGATGCGCTAGCAACTGTTATTACATCTGTGCTGGCAAGAGTAACTCCAAGGGTGTAGCTAGTCGTAGTATTACCAGGAATGTTTGTGTCGTAAACAAGATACTGGTTATTAGCTAATGGGGCAGCAGCTTTTCGTATAGCAATTCTATAGGTTGCTGCGGCTGTGCCGCGATTACAGACTGTGATGCTAGATACTACGGCTGAGGATCCAGAAGGAACTGCATATAGGGTTTCTCCAGCATTAGATGCAGCTGCAGCCAGCTGACCCAGGACTTTATATATTGTCGCCAAGAGGGTGCTCCTTAGTGTAGAAAGCCAAGTTTGTTATTAGGCGTTGATCATTCGGGTTTAATTCTACGGCCTTAGTGCCGTATTGAATGGCTTTATCCGATAAACCTAGGTTATGGGCCGCTATAGCCGCATAGTCCCAGGGCGCAGAACCCCAGGCAAACTCCTCACATAAATACTCTAGGGGCTTTTCAGTAATTTCAAGTGCGTTTTCTGCGGCATCTAGACAGTCAAACCAACGGTTATTTTCATAGTACAGCTTTGCTAGTTCTACATAGGGCTCTCTTCTATCGGGAGCCTCATTAACTGCCTTCTTAAGCCAAGCTTCTTTTTCTGTAAATTCTTTCATAAGTTTAGATATATACCTCATAGATGCTGCTCGTTCTGGT